ATAGGCGAGGGCGTCGATATGCCGAAGCCCAAGCCTGCCCCGCAGAAAATAAAGAGCGCCCGCTGGAGATCAAAAATGCGGAACCTGGACATACTCAAAAGGATGGTCGCATGACCCACACCCTCAATTCATCGAAGACAGTAGCTGTGGCCGTTGACACCTACTGGATACCCATCGACAAAGACACGCCTCGCGGCGTAAAGCTGCAACTCCTGAGCGTAGGGGGCGTGGCGCACTACTCTGTGTTCAACGGGGATCATTTTTGGACACACTGGTGTCCACTACCAAAGAAAAGGGACGTAACATGAGCGACGCAAAAACCCCGGCCAACCCATTTGAGTGGCGCCGCTACGTTGTAGAAGAGGACATCCGTCGCGGCGTTGCCGTAGCAACAGGGCCAAAGAAGCGGATACGCACCCCGATCACGCGCACTGACGACACACGTCTCAAGCCCAAAGGTTTTATCGTCTACAACAAAGTAAGGAAAGGCGAAGGCAAGTGAAGAAGCGATCCAAATACAAACCCAGGCCCATACGCACGGACAACATGTTGTTCGTGCAGTCAGGTATCTTGGCCTTTTCCAAGGTGCCGGTGGGGCTCAACCTGCGCATCAAGAACAACGACTCGCTCAATAACATCCGGTTGGGCCTGGCGACCAAGCACGACATCGAGATCATTCGTGGTGCGCTCAACATCACAGAGGCGTTGGGCAAGCAAGGCAAGGGTAGCGATTGGGTGCCAGAGATCATGGCGGGCCAGCAGGCGCTCAGGAGCATAGCCACGCGGGGAATGCGCAATAATCTGCGGTTTGTCGCCACAGGCCCCGAACTGATTACGCTGACCCTGGCGATGCAGATACACGACGCGCAGCTTGATGCCTGTACGGTGCAGGACGTTGAGCGCGCGCTCGACTTCGTAGTCGAAGAGATCAAACACAAACGGGCCGAGGCCCTACTGGAGACAGCATGAAAGTTACCCCCGAAGAACTGGACGCGCTAGCCGCCGATGCGCGGCAGGTCAGCGGCACCCACTACAAAGAGATGCCGATACAGCCGTGGACGCTGATGGAAGCGATTCTCACGCATGAAGAGTTCCGAGGCTTCCTCAAAGGCAGCATCATCAAGTACAGTATGCGGGCTGGCCGCAAAGAAGGCAGCGACGACGCAGGCAAGGCCAAGCACTACATGCAAAAACTCAAGGAGGTAGGTTTCTGATGTCAGCTAGTTTTCACACATGGTCGCAAGAAAATCTGGCGCAGTTCGCTAAGGAAGCAGACGCCAAGATGATTGAGCAGAACGAGCGCATCGAGCAACTTCAGCGCGATGTCAAAGACGCCATCGAGGCGTATCGGTCGATTATGCGAAAGTCTGGGCAGTCGAAGTAACGTCAGCGACGCGCCTTGCCCACCCCTTGCCGAACGTGCCCCATGTGGGCAGGTTCTGCAAGAACTCTAGCCGTTTGGCTTGGTACGCATGGATCAGGTCATCGGCAGAGAAGGCTGCCACGGCTTTTAAGGTGTTCGGGCCTATAGACCCATCAACCCACGCGCCGACAGCGCCCTGAAGCCATTTTGCGGCCCGCCCAGGCCCACTGTTGACCGCCGCGTCGAACACAACGTAGTCAACGCCGTCCGGGAGCGCGTCACCTTTGATTCGATCCCAGATGTGCTTGTACAGCGGCGTCACATCGGCTGGCGTCAGCGCCCGCATGGCCTGTTCGTCAACCGAATGGTCGAGCCACTCTTCCCAGACCTTCTTTGTGACGCCAAGGTTGGTCATGCCGCCAGGGTCAAGCGGATGGTTGACGAAACCACCCTCCGAGCGCAAGACGTGTTCGAGGGCGGCTTGGAAGTTTTCTTTCATTTGCGGCTTCTGATTTCTGCGATTTTTTCTAGACTGCGTGAGCCAAAGTAGGCGCCGAACACCAACATACCCCAGTTGCCAAGCAGCTGCACATACGCCTCGTTGGCGTTGTGCCCAAAGGCGCTCATCATGGCAAACGTAAAGTATCCTGTGAAAATGGCGATCAGGCTCATCGGACGAATGTTTTTGGACAGCCAAGAGTCGCTGCTCATGTCAGCCGTCCAGCGCTCGGTGGTGTTCGTCTGCTCTACCTCGTACAGCTTAGTGTCGTTGGCCATCTTGGCCAACTCACCATCCTGCGCCATCTTGGCCAGGTCTAGCTGGGCCTGCGCCTTGGCCGCAGGATCGGGAATAAACCGATCAATCAGCTTACTCCCGATGTCCAGTAGTGCGGTCAAAGGCAGCATGTCTTACTCCTCTGGTTGCGTTTGCTGCACAGCACCCCGTGCAGCGCCAGTCGTGATGTCATTGGCAGCGTCGGCCACCCACTGGATGCCGTACTTACGCCCGATGTCGATAGCGTCTTGAATCTTCTTCGGGTCCAGCGCAGCAGCACGCGGTTGTACGGCCTGAAAGACTTTAACGGCGTCGCTCGGGTTCAGCAGCAACTCTTTCAGGCGCGCTTCGGTAGCCTCCGATGCCTTCTTGGCCCAGAATTTACTGAACAACGAAGTGATGGCGTAGGTGGCGCCAGACACAGGGTTGTAGATACGCGACAGGATTTGCTCTGGTGGGATGCCGGTCAACTGCTCAATCGGCGTCTTAGGCACAGTCTCACCCTTGAACGCCACATTGGTCAGGTCGCGCGTCATGCGGTCTGAAACTGTCACGAAGTCCTGCACCTTCTGAGAGTAAGTCGGGCCGAACACGCGGTTGAACACCGCAGAATTATTGCGGTCGGACAGCGCGGCTACAGGGTCTTTGGACTTGACCAGATCATCGAGCATGAACGCTCGCACGGCGTTGACGGAATCTTTGTTCGCGCCGTACTGCTGCATGAACTTGTTGGTGAACTTGACGTCGCCATACATCTTGGTGACCAAGTCCTGAGGGCTGCCCATGCCTTGCGCGCTGATGATCTGGTCACCGGCCACACGCTGGAACTCGGCGTTAAGGCGCGTACGTTCAGCCAGCAACTTCTGCACGTCCGTAGTCGCGGCCTGCAACTCGTCGCGCAGGCCAGGCACCAGCGAAACGCCGCCTTCGTTCTTCTTGAGCCACTTGGCCGCAGCCTTGGGGTCGAGCGCGTCGTCCTTGAGCGCCGCGTTGGTAAAGCTGTCCAAGAAAGCCGACCGTGCCAACTGAACACCTTCAGGGCCAGTGGCCGTGACGAACTCAGAGACATTCGACTTGTTGCCGATGATCGCAGGTGCGATCTGCTCGACAAACTTCTTACGGTCCACCGACTTGAGCGTCGCTGCGTCAAATGGCAAGCCGATCTTTTGCAGATATGCCTTATCAGCGTTGCGGTACGCCGCCACGAAGTCCGGGTCGAGGTTATCGATATGACCACCAACGCGCTGCTTCAACTCAGACAAAAGTCGAATTTCAGTCGGCACATCAGTCTTGCCCAACTGCTGGTTGATTTCGCGCTTGAGCGAATCAAGGTCATCAACGGTAGCGGCGCTAAATTGCACGCCGCCTGGCGTCATTGGTTTGCCTTCAGCGGTCAGGATAGCGCTTGGCTCAACAGTGGTTGGCCTGAACCGGGCTTGCACGCGGTTGTAGATGGACGGAAAGGTCTTGAAGATGTCCGATGCGCGCTCACTGGCCACGAAGTTGTAGATGTCGTCCACCGATGCGGCTGGAAGCTCCACATTCTTGGTCTTGGCGATGTCAAACGCTTCCGTGTACAGCGGCTTGACTTCAGCGTAGGCTGCCTTTTCCTTCTTCTCGACAAGATTGGCGACGCGCTGCCCGAACACGTTAGGATCAATTGACTGGTCTTTGTAGACGTCAGCAATCTGCTCGTCCAGCGATCTGACGCGGCGGGCTTGCGCTTTGACCAAGTCTGGACCAGCGGCAGTGACGGCCACTTTAGTCGGATCACCAAACAGACGGATCTGGTTAGTTGTAAGCGCTTGCTTGGCTGCCTCGTATTGCGCGCCGTATTGCGCCCGGAACACAGGGTCACGCGCCGACAGATTCTGGATGAAGTTGTTGATGACCGGATTGTCAGCCAACAATGCTGACATGGGCATTTTCACCTCGACGCCGCCTGGCGCCTTGAGGGACACGCCTTTTTGCGCCTGCGCCGCATCGGTCAGGGTCTTCATGAAGTTGGGGTCAGCAGCACCGGCTGCGATGAAGATGTTGCTGATGCGGTTATCCACATCTTTAAGCAGCGCATCTTCAGGGTCTGTCCCCCGGACTTTATCCCACTGACCCTTGGCCATGTCAAAGGCTTTGCCCGCGACCGGCGCGGCTTTGATTGCAGTGCCCGCACCGTAAGCGCCAGCGCCGCCACCAAACAAACTGCCGATGAAACGACCGGTACCAGGCGCGCCGACTTTTTCGCCGCCAGCCTCACCAGCCATACCCCCGGCCTCCGCACCGGCCCCCACGGCGATCTGTTCACCCGGCCGAGCGACGGCCTGGCTAAACATGCCCAGCCGCTTAACGCCGGCCAGCGGTGGAAACAGATATGAAGTTGGGTCTGTCACGGCTTGCAAACCGCCAGCCAAGATTTTTTGGCCGCCAGTTTGCGGCTCTGCACCCGTGCCGCCAAGCGCGCCCATAATGCCTTGATAGACTGGCTGCCGCGCTTCCATAAAGACTTGCCCTGGCGTACGGCTAGGCGTTTGAGGCGCCATACTGGCTAATCGGTTAGTAGCCGCGTCGTTTGGAAGGCCAAGCTGACGAAATCTTTCAGCGTCGGTTTGAGACAGCGCAGAAATGAGTTCTGGTAAACCCCTACCTGCTGCGCTCTCTCCGGCCAGCGCTCCCAGTCCAGCAATCGTGCCGGCAGCACCTGCTGGGCCTTTACGAAGCGCTTCGACGCGGTAGTCGCCGACAGGCATAGCGCTGGCGGCAACATTTGGCCGCAAAGAGATGGCCATCGCGGCCAGTTGCCGCGCGTCTTCTTCGTTGCCCGCCGCATCTGCTTGACGCAGCGCATCCATAACCTGTTCGTAAGTAGCCATTATTTTGCCTTTGGTGCGTATTTATCGAGCAGCGCTTGATCTGCGACTGGCAAGGTCGCAGCGCCGGGCTTTGATGCAGCAGTGCGCGGCGCCAACTCAGGGAAGGTCAGAGCCTGATTAACTGCGGCGGGGTTGTAACCCGGCGACTGCAAAGCGATTGCGCGCTGTTGATCGACCTCGGCTCTACCTTTGTCAGCCGCCACTTTACGAATGGCTTCCAAAGTCTTTTTCATCTTGTTCTGCGTGTCGGCCGTAGGCGTTGACGTAAACAAACTGGACAAGTAGTCAGCCGTGCCACCCAACAGAGATGGATCTGCACCCGCCGCCTTGAGTTCGCGCTGGCTTAGATCGCCTGCGCCTGAGATGGCACGGGCAAACTGAGTCTGCGCAGCGCGAAACGATGCAAAATTACCTGTCGCCAGCGAGTCTTCAATCGCCGTAAGCGCTTGGTCAGACGCATTAATTGCCTTAAGTTGCGGGTCGATGGTGCCTTGAATAGTCTTACGAAATTGTGGAATATCGACCAATGCTTTTTGACCCGGCATGACGTTGGTCACTGTTGCGGCGCCTTTTTGAGCCACTCGCCCCTGCTCTTCTTCGACCCGTTTGTTGATCACTGCGCGTTCAGTAGGTGTCAGTTGCGCGAAAGTTTTGTTGTAAAGTTCAGCCGAAACCGCTTCGCGGTCGGTCCCAAAGCCGGGGCCTTTTTCGCCAGGTTTTGCCATCTGCTCTTGCAGCGAAGCGGCATAGGCAGTGTTGTACTCGGGGGAGCCTTCAGCAAATCCGGTCAGCGCTGCGACTGCCTGAGCCAAGCGCACTTTTTCAGGTTCTGCTTGTACGCGCTCGCGTCCGACCTGCGCCAAGGAAGCCTTGGCCGATGCTTCGCGTTGGCCGACCAACGCGCCGCTCTCCATCATCTTGCGGTATGCGTCTTGAAGCATAAACGCGCCTTCCGAATCGCCAGCCTGTTGCATGGCCGCGATGCCCTGCTGAATGGACGCGGGATCGTTAGGATTGATCTGCTTGGCGATAGACTGGCGGGCGCTGATCATCTGGAGCTGGGGGTCTTGCGCACCAAACGCGCCAGCTGCCGCGCCGCCCAGCATGTTAGCCCCCCGGCCAATGGCGTAATTCGCCTGCTGGAAAGGTGACATTTGGGCATATTGGAAGGCCTGCGCGTCAGCGCGCTGCTGCTGGGCCTGCTGATAAGCCTGCGGCGTCACGCCAAATAAGGATTGAACGATTTCTGCCATGTCTTACCCCTTAGAGATACGCGCCGAGGTCTTGGTTGCCAAAAGCAGACCCCGTACCAAAGCCGGTCGGAACATAACCCTGCGCGCCGCCGCCAAACATCCGTGCAGCGCCTTGGGTCAGCGCAGGGTTCTGGCTGAAGCCTGTCAGAGCCGTCGCGAATGGATTGTAGGCGTTGGCCGCGCCCTGAGTCTGCGCAGCAGCCATGCCGCCCGTAAGC